ACCCACATGCATCCTGACGTTGCATCCAAGGCCATCAGTCACTTGCTGAAGCGCCGAGTAATTTGCCGCGAAGGTGGGTCGCGTGGCGACATCAGCATGTGCGACCCAAAAGAGTGGGTTTATTTTGAATGTCCGACTCGGACCATATGGTCTGACTCGGACCATATGAGCCGAGTCGTACAGATGCCGAGTCAGACCAAAACTGACGACTCCCTTCTTTATACTAAGAAAGAAAAACAAATACCCCTTCCTACGGAAGGTAGTGTTGTTGAAGTAAAGCCAGCTCCCAAGGCACGCAAAGCCAAGTCCGCCGATGACTCAACTTTCGGCAAATCACAAATGCTCAACGACAACCCGTTCGGGCTGAACGAGCAATCCATTGATGATTACCTGAAGCTGCGTAAGGCCAAGCGAGCGCCCGTTACAGCCCGAGTATGGGCAAATGTGAACGCAGCCCTTACCAAGTGCGCAGCGGCCGGCATACAGGCCGAGAAGGCCATTGAACTGGCGGTCCTGAACGGCTGGCAGGGTTTCGAAGCTGACTGGATCATTGGCCGTCTGACAGGCAAGCAGGCCGGCTCGCGATCAGCATCTGGCGCACCAGACTTCTTCAGCACCGACTGGCGCACCGACACGAGTAGCGATCTGTGAAGCGCGTTGGCGATATGACTCAACAGGCCAGGGGCATGGTCGTGTCCGGTGGTAGTAACGCTCCAGTGGCTCAAGCGCCACTCGGCAACGTGGACGAATCAACTGGCGCCATCGTGGAGAAGATTTTCCGCCAGTTGCAGGCGATTTTCCCAGCCTGGCGGCAGGCATGGCCGGACGAAGCCGCAAAGAACACGGCAATGCGCAGCTGGACCAAGGGCTTCATCGACGCCGGGCTCAACAACATCGACCAGGTTCGCTACGGCATTGAAGAATGCCGCCGAAGTGGCTCGCCATTTGCCCCAAGCATCGGGCAGTTCATTGGCTGGTGTACGCCCGGGCCTGAACGCTTCGGCATGCCAACCTCCGCCGCAGCCTGGATGGAAGCCCTGATGGCCGTATACAGCCACGAAGGTGTGCGCATCGCCGCCAACGAGACTGGGATCTTCGACCTGCGCGCCGCCAAGCAGGAAGACAAGGGGTTGCGCCAGCGCTTCGATCACAACTACGCAATCGTGATCCGCCGCGCCCAGGAAGGCCAGCCGCTCGACGGCAAGATCCTCACCGGCATCGGCCACGACAGCCAGAAGACCGCCTTCGAATTGGCCAACGAACTGGCCGACCAACAAACCCAAGCACGAATCCTTCAGCAAGGCATCCCGGCCGACGGCAAGTCAGCCCGCGCGCTGCTAATGGCGAAGTTCGGCAAGAAGACCACGGAGCAACGGACATGATCACGGCATACCTTCTCATCGCATCGTTTGCACTTGGAGCAATGGTTGGCTCCATCACAGCCGGCGGCGAAAAGCTTGATCGTACTCAATGGGCTTGGCTGATCGTGCTGTGCATCTTCTGGCCGGTGCTGTGTTACGTGTACTGGCAGGACTGGAGGAAGGGGCTATGAGCATTCCAACTTACTACGGCGCAACCGGGAGTCTCATGGTCAAGCACGCAGATCACCTGGCGATCGTCGATCAGCTCAAGGCCGAACTCGCCGGCCTGCGCACCGGCTACGAAGCCTATGAGTCCGTGAATAAGGGGCTGAAGGCTGAGATGGAGAGGTTGCGATCTGTGCGCGAGACGATGCTTTGTGCAACGCATGAGCTTGGCCTGCCCGTGGACGCTGGCGCTCAGGATGTGGTCGATGCAATCCATTCAATGCAAGTCCGGTGTGCAGAGCTGAGCAAGTCTCTAAAGACCCTTATTCATATCTCAAACGCCACGAACTGGGAGGTGCACACGTGTGGCGAGATTGATAAAGCACGCAACTTGCTCGCCGCCATGGGCAAGGGAGAGCAGGCATGAGCTGCGAATTCTGCACTGATCCAGATGGTCACCCGTGTTTCCCACTCTATGGCCTTGGCCCACATGTCCATCCAGCCGAAGGGGGAACGGTTTTTTCTGAACAGCAAGAAGCTGAAGGATTCACCCCATCCAAGGATGAGCCAGGGATGGGTATCTGGTGGTGCTCAAAATGTGGAGATGGAAAGCCATGACCAACGTCATCCAAAAGCCCCGCCACTTCTGGTCGTCCGGCCCGTCCCGAGTTCGTGAAGTCCTGCGGCTGGCCTACCTGTTCGCCACCGAGCTGTCCGCCGCGGGCGCTGTCGAGATCATCGTCCGCCCGGTCAAATCTCGCCGCACCCTGGAGCAGAACGCCAAGCTGTGGGCAATGCTGGGCGACATCTCCCGCCAGGTTGAATGGCCAGTCAATGGCGTCATGCAGAAGCTCGACAGCGAGGACTGGAAGGCCCTCATGACTGCTGCAGCCCGCCAAGAGATCCGCATGGCCCAGGGCATCAACGGCGGCGTAGTGATGCTAGGGGAGAGCACCAAGCGCATGACCGTGACCGAACTGGGCGACGTCATTGAATGCATGTACGTCTTCGGCGCCGAGAAGGGCGTCATCTGGAGCGAGCCGAAGGGGCAGATGCCCGAGCAATGGGAGGCGGCAGCATGAGCCTCTCAGCCAAACAGCCCCGCCCGAAGAAGTGCAAGAACCCAGCATGCAGGGCCTCATTCGTCCCGCAGCGCCTCGGGCAGGCGGTATGCAGCCCCAAGTGCGGCATGGCCATCAAGGAAGTGAACCAGGCGAAGGCGCGCAAGTCGCTGGATCAGGTCGAGCGATCCGATATCCGTGCGCGCAAGGAGAAGCTGAAGTCCCGCGGCGACCACATGCGCGAAGCACAGCAGGCATTCAACGAATACATCCGCACCCGGGACCAGGCCGCCGGCCACCTCTGCATCTCCAGCGGCAAGCCATTGGACTGGAGCGGCAACGCAGTAGATGCCGGCCATTACCGCAGCGTCGGCTCCGCACCTCACCTGCGTTTCGATGAGCGCAACTGCCACGCACAGAGCAAGCAGGACAACCGGTTCCTCTCTGGCAACGCAGTGGACTACCGGATCGGCCTGATCGCACGCATCGGCCAGGAAGCGGTCGACGCCCTGGAAGCTGACCAGAGCGTGCGCAAGTACACCGCCGATGATCTGAAGGCTATCAAGGCCTCATACCGGGCAAAGACTAGAGAGCTTAAGAGGGCGGCCGCATGAACATCTCCCGAGTCCAGCTCTACATCGTCTTCATGCTGATCATGTGGGGAGCTGTGCTCGGGATAGTGCGTCACCTGTACCGAGCACGGGCTGAGTGGATGACAAATCGGAAGAGATTTAAATAAAATCTATCGAAAACCCATAAATCGATAGTATAAATCTATTTCATGGTATTATTTGGACATCAACACATGCTACGGATCGAGTAAATGGCCGAGCCCGCAAGCACTATCTACCCCGTAGCTTTGATCAGTGGCGTCAGTGCCGCTTCGATCGTTATAGGGCTCGACGCAAATGCCGTAGTGGCAGCCTTTGCAGGTGCGCTGATGTTCGCATTCGTTACGAATGGGACAACCGTCTCTGTACGTATCGGTCTCCTTATCGGAGCCTGGGCCTTCGGGTACTACTTCGGCATCGAGATCGCAAAGCGCAAGATCTGGGAATTCGATTCCCCCCCATTGCCGTCATTCGTGGCGGCTTTTTTCTGCGTGGTCGTCTTCAAAACGTTGTTGGCCGTTTTTGATGAAAACGGCAAGGCATGGATACGCAAGAAGCTCGGCCTAACAACCGAGGGGCCTAAGGATGAATGAAGTCCTGATGCTCATTAAGGCGTCTATCTGTGCAGGGATTTGCTTCCGGCTGTTCTGCTACGACTGGCGTCATGGAGCGCAGTACAGGTTCGGTATTACCGCGGTGGCGTACCTGCTGATGCTGTGCACTGGCGCGGTGGCGATCCTGCTGACAATGGGCAACCAGTCGGCCGCCCAGATCTTCGACGCAGCAATCTACGCCGCAATCCTCGTTTTGATGTTCGTCGCCCGCGGCAACCTGGCCAAGATTCTGGAGATTCGCCATGGATAAAACCACGCGCGGAATTCGCAATAATAACCCCGGCAACATCGACTACAACCCTCGCAATGATTGGGCAGGGCAGATCGGCCTTGAGCTGAAGGTAGGGAATAGCACTCCGCGCTTTGCCCGCTTCGATACTGCCGAGAACGGCATTCGTGCCTTGGGCAAGCTGATCCGCACCTACCAGAACAAACACGGACTAAAAACCGTTGAGCAGATCATCGGCCGCTGGGCGCCGAACAACGAGAACAACACCAAGGCATACGCTGATGCCGTGGCCAAATCACTCTCAGTGACACCCTGCGCGAACATCGATGTCAACCGAATCGCCATGCTTCGGCCGCTGGTTGAGGCAATCATCCGTCACGAGAACGGCTACAACCCGTACAAGAATGGCGAGATCGACGAGGGTGTGCGGAGAGCGCTTGCATGAGCAGCTTTACCCAGTTCTCGGCCGAGATGTCGGTTCGTTACGACAGAGAGGCGAGCATTGCCTTGGGTGTTGATCACTGGCGCCTAACCAACGGGTTCCGCTTCTACCTGGACAATGAGCACAGCGGCGAATGGGTGAATGTCCCCGCCGGCTACCTGACTGATGGCGCAAGCGTCCCGCGGTTGTTCTGGAGTGCGATCCCTCCATGGGGCGCGTACGGGCAAGCAGCAGTAGTCCACGACATTGTGTGTGAGTACCTGAGCATCACCAAAGACGGGCGGCCTCACGCTGTATCTCGCAAGACCTGTGACGGAATCCTGTTGCAGGCCATGGAAGCGCTCAGCGTTCCGTGGATCACCCGCCAGGCGATCTACGGCGCCGTCTCAGCCTACCGGATCCTATCAGGCGTCAAGACACCTTCAGCCACCAACCTCAAACGCAATCTCGAAGCCCAATGGAGGGCGTAATGCGCAACCAGATCAAGGTGAACAAGAACAACCCGGGCAGCAAAGGCCTGTACGTGGCCAACAAGGCCGAAAACAAGCCGAAGCCCAAGCCAAAGGCCAAGAAGTAATGATTTCGATCCTGGTGCACGTCATCGGCTTCTTTGTCGTCAACTCGCTGATCCCTGTATGGGCAGTCGAGGTTGACGGTGAGCTGGCGTCCACCTGGTATCTCTGCTTCATGCTGGTGGACATGATCGCTCTGTCGTTCGTTAGCTCCCAGTGGCTGAAGGTAGTGCTTGCGGTCTCCTGCGCTTGGTCTGCCTGCCTCGCGCTGGAGACACTGCTACTGCACGACATGCTCCAGTCGCATGACTACATCGCTCAGTTCGTGATCGACGCTGCACTGATCGTCTGTGGGGCCAAGATCGCCATCAATCACTACAGGGCGCGCAAGGCGCCGAGGATGGTTGCGTAATGGCCGGCGGAAGACCGAAAGACGAAGTGATTGATCGCCTCAAGGAAGGATGGCAGACACGATTTCTCGAGATGGGGAAGGATGGCTGCTCGGATGTTGAGATCCGCGCTGAATTCGGTATCAGTGATGATTTGTGGTACCGGTGGATCGCCGAAGATCAAGAGTTTTCCCGAACCTACAAAGCTGCCAAGGCCGCCTGCCACGCCAAATGGGAGGCGATGGGCCGCAAAATGGCGTTCGGCGAAGTGGAAGGAAACCCGACGACCTGGATCTTCAACATGAAGAACCGGTTCAACTGGCGCGACAAGCAGGACGTTGA